ATTTATCTAGGCGTAGATGTTGATTCTTTTGTAAAGGATGCTTATATAGAGGGTACAACAATTAACGGAATAATCCGGCAGGGAATATTAGTTTCTAGGGCTAACCCGGAAATGAAACTGCATGAGCAGGCCGAAGGGGGGAATATAATTGCTATTCAACAACTGGAGAAGGTGAATAGGAGACGAACATTTGAAATAATTGTAGAGCAAATCGATGAAGATGAATGTAACTAAGCCGACACGGCTAGATCTTGAAAATATAGATATTAACCAGATCACACAGATTTTATCTACTGGTGATTTAGATACCTTACCGCCAGAGGAACGCGCCTACTACGAGCTTATGGAAATGGTTAGAGGGCTAAGGGCTAGAATGAGGTATAACGGTAAGGTAATAACAAAAGCCGGTATTATTAAGTTACTTAAGTCAGAAATTTACGGTTTGTCTGACTGGATGGCCCGACAGGTTTATTCTGATTCTATAAATTTCTTCTACGCACAAGAAAATATAAGGCCGGAAGCATTTGCGAACCTATACGCCGAGAAGCTGGAAAAGTGGGCAGATTCTATGTTCCTAATGGGGAAAGGTGAAGAAGCTTCGCGTATTTTGGAACGTGCCGCTAAATTAAGGCTACGCTTTGCTTCGACTGAAACAGAAATCCCGGAAGAACTTCTAAATAAAAAACAGATAGTCATTTATACGACAAAACGATCTGATCTAGGTGTACCAGAAACGGATCGAAAAGAGCTGGAAGAGTTTATCGATGAAATTCCAGATATACCAATGATTGTACGGGATAGGCTAAAAGAAGATGCACAGATAAAGAAATTTAATCTTAAAAAAAGAATGATCGAAGATGCCGAAGAGTTCAGAGAAGACGATACAGAGGATTAATACCGATGATGTTGAAGTAAGATATTCACATATTATAAAGGTACTGACGGACTGGATAGATACTACTAATCTAATCACAAGTGCCGGTCGTGGAATGGCTAAAAGTACTGTTATACAGGCCAGACGCTCTGCCGATTGTGTTTATGATATGCCAGGTGCGGCGCTTGCTTTTGCAGCTAATACCTACACGAATTTAACAGATAATATAATGCCAGCGGTAAAAACAGGCTGGGAGTTAATGGGGCTTTATGAAGGTGTGCACTACATTTCTAACAAACGCCCGCCTGAATCTTGGCGAAAAAGGTGCAGTATAATAGTAGATGATTATAAAAATACTATTTCATTTTGGAATGGATCTATAATTTTTCTAGGATCCCTAGATCATCCGTCTTTGTTGGCTGGTAAGTCAGTAGTTCATTTATTCTTTGACGAAGCTAAATACGATCAAGATAAGAAGGTTAATAGAGCTATGCCGATTTTGCGTGGTGATGCCATTCGTTACGGGC